AATCCAAAAAGTAGAATTGCTAACACCGATTTAAATACGTATATAATATATATACTTTTAAAGTACAGCAAACTTATTATTATTGCAAAAACCAATATAGTAAATAACAATGCTTTTATGTATTTTTTCATAGTTTATTTATTTTGACAGCAGCAAGGAATCGAACCTCATTCTCCACCTCCATCGGTGGTTATAATACCATTATACTACTTGCTGTTTTACACTTCCTCTATTCGTTGTATAGTGCGAACCAACCCAAAGTTATAACAGAATTCCGCCACCTGACTAATTATTATTCAAATTTACTTTTTAATTTCATTAATTTATATTTATTTTTCAATGCTTTGATTTTGAGTTGAATAAAATAATTTACATTTTAACCCTAATAACTGGCTTAATGTCCAATTTATCGGTTAAAGATTCCATGACCTCCATAACATTGAAAATTACTTCATTCTCCTTTTCAATTTGGGTTATATCAATACCAGCTTCTAAATATGCCTTTTCAATGCCTGTAATCATGATTCTTGCACCCTTTCGAGCATCAATCATAACTTTCATGAATACTTTATTGGTGAATAGTTTTCTATCGCTAATTGGTGCATCTAAAAATAAACACATTGCTTTTGCGAACCAGTAAGCGTTTAACGTGTTCCCTGTGTGGATGTCGTATGGACTCATTTTATTTCTTTTTAAATTGTTCAAACCCTTCTTTTGCTCGTAAATTATAGCCACCCATAACATCTTCGGCAAATGCATCCATAGTTTCAATCATTCTTTCTTGTTGCCATTTAACACCTGCAATAAAGCAACTGCTTAGCTTAAATTGATTTTCTAAATCATTCCATTTTTCTGCATAGTTTTCAGCAGCTTCTTCTAAATTTTCTGTTTTCATTTTTGATACTCCTTTAAAAATCCGTTTACTTTAATTCTGAAATCGTTGCGCTTTGCTGCCAAAACTCGAAAGTTAGCCTGCACCAACTTCTGATCATGTTTCTTTGGCTGCCCTGGCCCTCGTTTTGTTTTGTTCATTGGCTATTGCTTTATTGCCCAACAAATATAATAATTAATAATTGCTATACAAGAACTATTTTTTAAGTGTTTGATTGTTAGTGGATTATTTTTTATTTGTTTAAATAATTTAAGTAATATTCACTAAATTCTGTTAATTTTATCTTTGATTCCAATTGATGGCAAACGAAAACTAAACCACCGCAATTACTTATCATGCCCAAATGTTCAATTTGATATTGACTAAATTTGTCTCCGTTTTTCTTTACTTCACACTCCAGGTGAAGTCCATTTCTGCTTATTCCAATAATATCTGCGACCCCTTTTTTGCCTATAAAAGCACGTCCTTTAACAGCTAAATTATTGTTTCGCCAAACAATATGCCCTAATCGTTTTAAATCATAAAGCGCAATAGCTGTAAGCTCGCTAGCTGTGTATTCTTTTATTGTTTTTTTCATTTAATTAAAATTCATTTATTTTTTTTAAGATTTCGTTTTCTTTTTGCAGCTCTTTTATTTTAGCTAAAAATATTATTTGATTCCGTTCAAGTTCATGTACTTTTTCGCGGTAAATAATTGATTCAAAATAAAATTTGCCATATTGTTGTTGTATTTTGTAAAGTGTTTTAAGGTGCTTTTCTGCGCTTATTTTTCTTTCACCTACACTTTGTATTACTTTGCCTTCAAAGTCTTCTATAAAGTTGTTAATATACCATAAATTTATATAGTTTGGTTCGTGGCTTGTCATTAAGTTTGTAAATCCGCAATAATCATTCATTAAAGTTTTTAGTTTTTTATAATCTAAATTGCGCAATTCGTCAAGTTTAAATTGTTCTGCTTGGAATTCTTTTAAATTGTTCATATTAAAATGGTGGTTTATCGTTAAATGGATCATTTAAATTTATGGTTGATTGAATTGCTTTTGTTGGAGCTTTATATTTGTCTTTAAATCCTGTTTCAATTACATTTATTTCACCATTTACAGTTTCGCTATAACACTTCTTTATCCAATCATAATCAAGTTTACAGATTCCAGTATTTCCAACTATTCTTGGTTTTACTTTTTGAATTATTATGTCAACTTCATTTCCTAATTGCATTTTGCCATTTATTTCTAAGTATTCTCTATTTATGCAAATCATGTTGTAGGCTTTTTGAATCCATGCGGCACCTCCATCAATTTCATAAGGTGTTGGCGCTTTTGGCAGCTCACCATTTTTAATTCCAATAGGATTTTTTGCGTGACAAATTAAAAACGAATGTATCTTTTGACTTGCTGCAAGTTTATTCCATTTTGGCAATTTACGTTTTAAATAATCTGAAACATTAGTATAATTTTCATGCTCAATATCATTCCAGTTGTCGATAGTACTGGTGTGTATTCCATAATCTTTTTTACAATTTTTAACTAATTTTATGTATTCGTCAAAGTCTAATCCTTTCTCATCAGTATCTTCAGCAACTATAAAATGTTCCTGCACAAATGGTTGCACCCGGTAATATTCTGCTTCGGTTATGTAATTAGGGTAACGTTTATCAAAAGTTTTACCTGTTAATCCATGTATTATAGCTGCGTAAATTTCTTCACTGCTTCCACTTTCTGGACTATAAATTAAATGTTTTCTACCATACTTTACACTTAATGAAATTAGTAATTGAAATAAAAATTCGGTTTTTCCCATTTTTGGATAACCGTAAATTATTGTTGTTCCGGTCGGCTTTACTCTGTAAAAAGGATTTAATGTGCTAAATCCAGTGTCTAATAATTCATCTGAGCTATTTTCTCGCAAGCTTAGTATTTTATCATTAACATCAAATAATCGTTTAATAACTGCCATGCTAGTAAATAATTGTTTTAGCCTTCGTTTCAGTTGGGGCAGATAGATATAATGCTAATTTATCCGCTCTAGATATAAATTCAGGTGTTAAGTATTTAGGGTTTTCAATATGGAATTTATCTTTGCTGCAATTTATTATTGCTTTCATAATATCTTCCTTTGTGTAACCTTCTTTTATACGAGCCTTAAAACTTTTTTTAGTTGCTTCGGAAATTAATTTAAAGTTTCTATTTGTTGTTTTATTAAACCAATCTAAAAATATGACAAAATCAATATCTTTATTTATTACATTTACATTATCATTTACATTAACAGTTGGATTTGTTGAAGTTTGTTGAACAAAATTAACATTTGTTGAATTTGTTGCCTCTTGTTCAATTTTGTTGCGTCTTGCTTCTGCACTTGCTTTACCTGCCTTACTTCTACCTTCCTTAGTACCTGACCATTTTATTAAATCCCTTTTTAATTGTAGCTTTATTGGCTCAAATGCAAGGTTTACCATCGGATTATCATTAACAGGATTCTCATCATTTACATAAGAAAAAATGTGTTTAAATAACTGACCTGCTAATTCATTTGGTAACATATCAATTATACTTCTTTGGTCCGAATACAAAACAAATGATTTTTTATTTTCAGCCATGATTAAACCTCCATAAATGATACTTGTTTGCGAACTTCTCTTCCAAGCTTTATTGCAGTAGCCCTGTCAAGGCAAATGTATTGAATACTATTCGATTCAATCATTAAGGTTAATTCATTTTTATCGTTAATAAATAACTCTAATTTTGAACCTAATCCACTTTCTTTTGTTGATTTAAATATTAAATCGTATGCCATAATTTTAATAATTAGTTAAGCACTAATTAGGCTATTAAAACGAAAAAACCCCAAAATGAGTAGTAGTCAAATTGGGGCTTAATCTATATTCTTTAAGTTTAAAAAAATTCGATTTGGTTAATTAATCAACTACTACTTTGACTAATTATTTTACAAAAATAACTTTTAAATCTGTAATTACAAATTTATTTTTAAATAAGTTTCTTTGCCTTGCTTTTTATTTTCTAGGCTCCAACTACCATAAGTAATTAATCTGTTATGCTTGTTTTTGGTGTGTATTTTATAGCACGTAATCTGTAAGTTATGCCTAAGCCTTAAATCTGCAATTCGAGCCGTTACATTCAATATTCCACATTCTAAAAGAATACTTCGCCTGTTAATACTTTCGTTTTTTAGCAGCTCAAAAAGTACTTCGGCTGTTTGGTTTCTAGGTGCTTTCATTTTAGCCTTCATTAACCGCAAAACATTTGATATTTGTGTAGAATTTGCCGTTAAACTCTTTGCTTTCTACATCAATCTTAAACGTTCCACTGGCGCCAACTCCCATACGTTGAACGTGTGGCTGTGCGGTTGGCTTTGCTTGCAGCATTACTTTTTTTGGATATTCACCATTAGTTTCAATTAAGAAATCTTGAATGCTGAACTTTTCACTGATTTGTTTTACTTCCCAAATTTGAAGGATCTTCCCTGTTATTTCCATTTTATTTGTATTTGTTTTTTATGATTGTTAATTCTAAGCATTGCAGCATCAAAGTATTCTTTGTCAAGTTCACAGGCTGTTAGGTCAAAACCGTAATCGTGACAGGCTATTGCAATACTTCCTGAGCCTAAATGTGTGTCTAATATCTTATCGCCTTCTTTAGCGTATTTATCTAAAATCCATTTGTAAAGTGCTACGGGTTTTTGAGTGGGGTGTATTCGTATTTCTTTATTTTTCATATCGCCCTGAAGCATACCATTCCATTTAAAAGTAAACATTCTAACTGCTGTTTTAAAACTTGTCCAAGCAATTTCACAATCAGCAAAATCAGATTCTCCGTTTTCTTTATTCCAAATTATCCAACAACTTGAATTTTGATTTGGTATATTTTCAATAAAATGATTAGCTCCCCAAATTATTTGATTTTTAGAAACTCTTTTTAATTCTTTAAAATACTCTTTTGAACTTGGTTTATTATCCCAGTTTTTTGGAGTAAATTTTTGAGATTTACAAACTGCTTTTGATTTACTACCATTTATTGTAACTGGCTTTCCTCTTGAATGGTTTTTTGCACCATCTTCTCCGATTCCATAAGGCGGGTCAACAATAGCCAAGTCAAAATAGTTATCAGGGTAACGAGCCATTAACAACATATTATCTTCGTTGGTTATTTCCATTTTATTTGTTGTTAATCATTATTTTAAAATTCTCTTTGATTTGCTCCCAATCTTTATTTCTATCGTCACGCCTGCCCATAAATTCCAAGTTTTCAATATTTAAACATTGCTTAATTATGCTTGAATGGTCATAGCCTTTTTTATAAAGGGCACCAACTGCTCTTAAACTTAGCCTGCTATTTTTTTTAACTAAGTAGGTAAAACACTCCCTTGCAAAGCATAACGGTCTTTGCCTTGTCTTTGTGTTATATTGCTCAAAATCTAAACCAAGAACCATTTTTATTGAGCTTTTTGCAGCTCTTATAACTAAAATATTTGGACTTTCGTAATGGCGTGGAACATGAGTATTCCACGCATAATTATAGCTGCCAGTCATTATTTGAAACTTACTTTAATCGTTGTTGAACTGCTCTTTTTTGGACCGTATAAAGTTGATACCTCACCCGTTGCTTCGTCAATTATCTGCATCGGCTCTTTTAAGCTTTTTAGCATCGTTTCACGCGACTTCATTTTCCCTTTGATATAATCTAAGTCAAGCGCTAAATTGTTTAAAACAGTATCATTACATTTGCTATAATCGTATTTCACACCAGCTTCAACTATTGAGAATTCAGTGTTTTTGATTATTGCGTTTTTTTCATACTTTTCAATTTCGTTAATTGCGCAATCAATCAAAGTTGGCTTAATTTTATCAAACACCTTTTCAAGTGCTTTCTGAAACCTAAGCAGCTCACTTGCTACTATTGCTCCACTTTCTAAACCTTGCTCTAATTGTGAAGCAAAGTTTTCAATTTGTTGTTTGTTTTCAGGCATTAGCCTTACTGTTTGCATTGCTGTTTCCATTATTTGTTTGCGTTAATTAATTTGTCCATGTTTACTTTACTAATTTTAAAGGCTGCTTTTGCGTTGGCAATAACATCTGATTCGCCTGCCTTAATCCTAACAATCATTTTGTCAATTTGGGCTTCATTCACCCAAGGCAAATCATTCTGTGGATATTCATTTTTAATTGGTGGTGCTGCTATTGTTTCGCTGTGAGTTATGTCGGTATCGTCAATTTTACCAACTGGAGTTAAAAAAGTGTATAGCAAACAGTTTTTTAAAGCGTATGTACTAGCTTTGCCAGCTCCTTTGTCTTGGCTATCTACCCCTTGTCCATAACCTGCTAGTTCAATATGTTCACCGCTTTCATGCAATAGCATATATTTTGTAGTTACTTCCGTAAATACTGATTGCTTTGATTTTGGTCCGTACTGAGTATCTTCAACCCATCTATCAATCTGCACTTTTGGCTCAATTGAAGTTGGTAATATGCATAAG